CTTTATAAGTAGCACCATAGAGATATTGACCGTCTCGACCTTTGATAGTCGATGTTTCATGACGAAAATCGAGGACATCACGTCCTGTGGTATTCGCCACAAAGAACGTTCCGTCCTCGTTATTCATTTCTTGATTGAGGCTCACGCCACCAAATTGAACTTCTAGACCAGAATTAAATGTTGGTGTGCCTTTTGTTGTGTCATTAAAAATATACATTTAAGTCACCATTAAAGGCTTGAAGCCTTCAATCTTATCCTTTCTTCTTTATTTTGGACGTTTGAAATATCAGAAACAAAGGCTCTGAAATCATTTGAGCCAAGAGCGAGGTTAATAATAGCTGGTTCTTTCGTTTGGTTGACTTCATAAGTAGCTGATAATGTACCAGATACGTTATTTGAAAAATCGCCCTGCAACGCATTAGACATTGCTGAAACTCTAGATCCTGCATCATCAAACATCGAACGAATACCGTCTGCCATTCCAGACACATTGCTTTTGACATCTTCAAAACCACGCATTAAAGCAGTATTGAAACCGCCCATGATAACTTCCCCTGCTGGAATCAGCAATCTACGGTCATAAGAGATAGGCCCTTTATGTTGTGCAATCCAGTTAGCTACACCTCCGATAAAGTTCTTAACACCCTCGAATGCCGCTTTTAAACCACCAAGGAAACCATCAATAATGGCTTTACCTGCTCCAAATAAGTCGATGTCCCATAATTTACCAAAGAATCCTGTAACTGCATCAATTACACTAGAAACTCCGTTTTTAAGTAAATCTAACGCACCCAAGAAACCGTCTTTCAAAGCGTTACCAACATTTATTACAGTCTCTTTAATGGCATTGATGGTATTTGAAATAATTGATTTAATACCTTCCCAAATTGTTGATACGGTATTTTTAATCGTTTCTAAAACCGTACTGATGACGTCCTTAATCGCATTGATTACAGTTGAAATAACTGTCTTAATGCCTTCCCAAACAGTCGAGGCTATTCCTTTAATAGCTTCCCAAGCACCGCTCCAATCACCTTTAATAATAGATGTGACCGTTTTGATGATGCCTGCTATCACATTCAAAACAGTGGAAATAACTGTAGAGATAACAGTCCATACAGCCTGAACGATTGTAGTAAATACCTTCCAAACAGCGTCCCATACACCTTGAACGACTTGCATACCTGTTGTGATAACAGTTTGAATGTTTTGAATAGCTGTTGATATATATGTTTGAATAGCAGTCCAAACCGCTTGGACGATAGATGTAAGTGTATTCCAAGCAGTTGTAGCGACCTCTACAATACCGTTCCAGATATTAGACATGAATTCTACGAATCCATTCCACAAACCTTTGAGTGTTTCAACAATAGGTGTCATAAACTCAACAAAGCCATTCCATACATTCGTAGAAACCTCTACAACACCATTCCAAAGGTTGCTAAAGAACTCTGTAATGCCGTTCCATACGCCTTTAATCACTTCAACAACCGTTTTTACTACTTCGACAATTCCGTCCCAAACCGTTTTAGCTACTGAAACGATTCCGTCCCAGAGAGTTGAAAAGAACTCTGCCAAAGCGTTCCAGACGTTCATCAATGCTTCCACAATTGGTTGTGCACCTTCTACAAAGCTGTTCCAAACATTCGACGCAAACTGTGTAATGCCGTTCCAAAGTCCAGAAAAGAACTCCACAATGCTATTCCACGCATTCTTAATGGCTTCTATTACTGGTTTAGCAGTCTCTAGGAAACCATTCCAAACATTTGAAGCCGTTTCTTTAACGCTATTCCATAGATTAGAAAACCATTCGACAACGCCATTCCAAGCATTTTTAATTCCTTCCCAAGCTTTTGAAGCGATGTTGACAATTCCGTCCCATAAACCTTTGAAGAAGTTTCTGAATCCTTCGCATTTATTCCATAGAATGACGAACGCTACACCAATTGCCACGATTGCAGCAATCACTAAACCGACTGGTCCTAGAAAAGCAACTATTGCACTAACTACCGAACCAATCCATCCGCCTATCTTACTGAAGATATTCAGACCGACTAATGCACCTTTAGCAAGTTTTGAACTCCCAGCCATGAATGTTAAGGCTGAACTTGCAGCTTGAGAACCTTTAGCAATACCAGATAAGGCTTTTCCTACTTTTACGGCACTATTCAATCCTCCGAAAACAGCCTTAGCCCCACCTACTACCTTACTTAGTCCTGTTAAGGCACTTACCACAGGTTTTATTGCCCTTTGAGCAACCTTAAACCCAATAAAAGCTTTGGCGATTGCTTGAATTTGTTCAGGGCTTAGACTTTGAACCACTTTAGCGAAAGCTTTTATCGCTTCGGAAGCTACTGACAATCCTTTACCAATTTTTTCACCAAAAGAAGCCACATCTCCGCCAGAAAGTGATGAAAATACTTTCTTGACAGCTTCCCAAACTTCGCTCAATGCGTTCTTGAAGTCAGATATTGCGCTTGTGTTTGAGAAACCTTGCCAGAATTCCTTGATTTTAGCACTAGCAGAACTCACGAAAGACGCTATTTTTCCGATAACTGCGTCAAAGTCAATCTTGCCTACAAAGTTTTCAATCCCTGTTGCCAATTTATTGAAATCAACCTTATCAAGTTGATTCATGATTGCCTCAAGTGCCTTAATACCTGCTTTAGACAATGTATCGAAAGCTGGCTTGAGTTTGTTTGAAAGTGTTTCTTTCAATCCGTCCATCGCTTGGTCAATCGTCTTGTATTGTGTAGCCATGTCCTGCATGGAAGCACCTGCACGTTTAAATGCTTCGGCAAAATCATCGGTTTTGACTTCTCCATTTTGAATCTTGATAATCAAGTCATTTAGCGACATTCCCATTTCTTTAGCGACTGCACTCATACCTGCTGGAGCTTGTTCCATCATGATACGAAAATCCTGCCAAGTAAGTTTCGGCTTAGCTAGAGCTTGAACCATTTGTTGCGATAGGGATTTCATCGCTTGTTTAGGATTTTCAGCGGATGCAGCAAGACCACCCATTGCCTGAACTAGTTCGTTGCTGTCGTTTCGACCAATCGCCGCCATTTGAGAAAACGTACTTGCCATGTCTGAGGCTGAGTAAATAGTTTTGGTTGCATAGTCCTGCATAGCCTCTTTCGCTTGGTTGATTTGGTCTTTTCCCCAACCTAGCTTACTCAGATTTCCATCGAACGTATCCCATGCTTTTTTGGAACTATTCAACTCACCGACCATTTCGCCCATTGTACTTTTGATGCTTCCAAAAGCGGATTTAATTGCTGATCCAACAAGTTCAGCACCAAGCATTGATTTGAACATTGAGCCGCTCTTTTCTGAAATCTTATCAAATGCAGTTGACGACTTTTGAAGTCCGTTGATTGCTTTCTGCAAACCGTTCAGAGTAGAACTCATTCCTTTATCGACCGCAGTTAATACTGCTTCGACTGAATAAGTTTCTGCCATTATATACCTCCTTTCGTTACATATTCGCTCTCAGTAAGAGTTCTTTCTCTTTGTCTGAAAGCTGATACTTTTGTTTATTAGTATCTTTCTTCTTATAAAAATCACTGTACTTTTTATACAAAGGAGTTTTACCGTCCGACTTAGTAGCCTCTACCTGTCTAGTTAACCAGGCAGAACGATGTAAGAGTTCATCTTCATCTTGCTTTCTTAACAACACTCCAGTCATCAACAAGTCATACTCGTACATTGTCATACGACCAATCTCGTTCATGTCAGTAATGTTTAAAAATCGAACACAATTTATAATGATTTCCTCAAACGTTTCTAAAGATGATTTCTCAATTATTTCTTCTTGAGACCTTGATTCATCTCCTGTAGCAAAGACTTTCCTGCATTTGATTCGCTTAATTCTTGAAGTACATCATCGAATAATTTTTCTAAATCTTCGCACTCTTCAACGTAAGTTTCAACCTCAGTTAATGAAGGACGAGGGCTTTCTGTAACTGTTCCGTAGTAGATAATATCAGCTAATGATGCGATATTCTTAGCGTATAATTCAGGAATTTTAGCCGATAGAGCCATTCCGAATTTTAAACCTTGTTGTTCGATTGGATAAGCTTTATCAAGCGCACGAACGAATTTTACTCCAAATTTAATGTTGTAAGTTTTATCATTGATTGTTAATTGCATTGTTATTTCTCCTTTTTCCTAAAAAATACAATAAAAAAGAGAGGCGTGAACCTCTCTTAATTTCTACCCGCCGATACCAGGCGAAACAGCTACAGGACTTGCTGGACTTGCTGTTCCTTTGGTTGTATCAGCAAACTCGTATTGAACCACTTCCGCTTGACTAGTGCTTAAAGTTGCATAACCTTTAACACCAGTACCATTTACAGCGAACTCAAGTTCCAACTCGATTAAGTCTTCTGCGTTTTTAGTTTTCTTAAATGATGTCAAGTAACCTTGATAATAAACAGCCTCGAATTTGTCGCCTTTCTTTTTAGCATTCTTTTCAATTTCCCAAACTTCGACAAGTTCGCCCTTGTCCATAGCTGTTTCTAATTTAGCAACAAGCTCATCGTCTTCTGCCATGATCGTTGTAGCAGTGATTGAAACCTCAATACCACCGACTGATTGAAGAACACCGTCTTTAGTTTTAACCGAATTTGTATCACGGCTCTTTTCTGTTGAGTGTTC